AAAAACAATTAAGCTGTTGTTTTCTTGGTCTTATATGTTTTGTATCTATGGTAATATCTTTGTCGTCATTTTGAGATTGTAATATAACATCGATTCCGAGGGTCTTTTGCAATAAGCTGGACCCAGCAAAAATAAAACGCCCTTCATAGCTAATTTGCTTCCAAAATTTTTTTAATTTTCTATCACATTTTCTTGACCATTCGTCGTCAATTAAAAATTTCCCCATACATTCCAACCTTCTCTTTTCTTTCTGCCAAATATTTCTAAATAAGCTGGATATGAAGCTTTTTCAATTAATTGGTATGAATATTCTGGTTTCTCAGAATGCTTTCCACGGGGGGCTTCAAAATGAGTTTCAATATCTTTTGTTCTTGTAGATAATTTCCCCTTAACAAAAAATAAAAGTTGTTCTGTGCTGTTTCTAAAATAAGAACCCATACCTATTGATGGTTTGACCCAGGTAATTAAGGTTTTATAAGAAAAACCCCAATAAGAACCAAGTTCCAAAGCGAGTGGAATATTATTATTTGTGCTCCAAATATAAAGATGGCAATTTTCTTCCGCATATTTCTCTATATGCATTTTTTTCAGTTCTTCTAAATCCATTGTTGCATATTCAGGCTTTGCCCTGCCGTCGAGATTAAGTTCATAATCCCAGGGTGGATCAATTAAAATTGTTTTATATTTTCCTTCAATTACCGGAAATTTTTTATTTTTAATTTTCTCTTCATCTTTTTTTCTTTTATATTTCTTGATAATTACATTTCCCTTCCTCTCTTTTGCTAATTCCGGATACTCTTCAATGGCAGTGGCTATNTGGATGGCTTTNCTTACTGCCGGTTGAGAGATATTCAGGTTTTTGGCGGTTTGCTCTTGAGTCCAACCTTCCGATTTATTACACTGTGGTAAATCGGTAAATTGTTTTAAGGTCTCTATGTTTCCTTTTGGTTTTGATCTCTTTTANCNTNCTCATCATCTCATCATATTCCTTGATCGCCGCCGCTAACTCCGGATCGCTCAGGTTTTTCCTTTGGATATTCTCAATCAGTGCAACCCGGAAATCGAAAAGCTCATCTTCACTTTCAAGCACTCGGACCGGAACGGTTTTGAAACCAAGTTCTTTTAGAGCTTGAAAGCGCCTTCTACCTGCAAGTAAGCGATAATTCTGGTTAATTGTAAGTGGATTAATGAGACCAACTTCCTTGATAGAATTCTTTAACTCTTCAATATTTCCGTGTTCTCTTCTTGGTGCGGTGTCTTTTATTTTTTCAATTTCTATCTCCATAAATTACCTCCAAAAAGCCAGTAAAAACCCTTGCGATAAGGTAGTGCGAGCCTTTGGTGGGTTTTTCCGCAAGGGCTTTACTGGCTAAACTATCTAATTTTCTTTGGAATTTTTGCATACTCGCACCACCTTTGTTTGTTTTTCTTACCATTTTATCAAGCTTTTTCCTTAAGTCAAACAAAAAAAATACCAAAAAAAATAAAAAGCCTTCCCATAGCTGGGAAACTATGGAAAGGCTTCCGCAAAGGAGGAAGTTATGAGAGGAGGGTAGTTTTATCTTAACAAACCTTATTCAAAAAATCAAGTTGTAAAAAAGGTGATAAAAAATGCAATTTTTATACCAAAAAATACTTGACAAATATATTTTTTTATGTCTAAGTGATATTAAGAATAATTATCATTCTTATAGGTGATAAAATTGGTTTATATCATTAAAGATTTAAAAAAGAAAAGAATTCAGACAAGGGCGGTAGAGGAAATTATCGAAAGAAATACCCGGAGTTATGACGATATTGTCAGGAAAAGCCGGGAAAAAGAAAAACTTTTAAAAGAAGCGGGGCTTGAAATGTTAAAGAAGATTGAAGTTAGAAACCCTACTGACTTAGATGTAGCAGGAAGAATAGTAGGGGAAGAGGTAGCAAAGGAAATTAGCGAAATGGCAAAGGCTAAAAAAGATAATTGTATCGATATTCAAATTAATCCTAAAAATTATCAAGATGTGAAAATTGGAGGCTATAGAAAGATTTGAGAAATAAAAANCAAAAAATCACTGAAAATAAAAATGGATTTCCTTATTCTGACCAGGAAATTCTTGACTTCAGGGATGGTTGCCTTTCCAATATTGAATTGAGACAGGAAAGATATAAGGAATTAAGGAATATTCTTTTTAATAACGAAATAAAGAACCACATCTTTAAAACTCTCGAAGATATTGTTAGTCTAATTTACCTTCCTGATAATATCATCTTTGATATAGTCCCTAATCCTGAATACACAATTGATGATAATACGCAAAAACTACTCGATAAACTTGGACGGGTTTTAAGCGAAAAGTTTATTTATGATTGCCTTGATATAGAATTCTATGAGTGGCTATTCTGGAGTTTTGTTTATGGCTCATATATTGTTAAGACGATATTTGATGGCAGAAAGATAAACTTTAAGCCAGTTTGTCCTTACGATTTTGCAGTATATTACGAGGATAATCCAAATTTAGATAAAGACCAAGTATTTTGTCATATTGCAAGAATTCCACTTCACTTAGCAAGAAAAAAATATCCTAATATAGAGTTAAGGATAACNCCACCACCATCAAGAACTGAGTCTTTTCTTGATATAGTTATAAGTCAGAATCAGCAAACTAAAACTTTTACTGCAACTCCAATTAAAAGGGAAATTGTCGAAACACTTGAGCCTAAAAAAATAGGTGAATATGCGGAGATTTATGAACTATGGATGTATGACTACGATAAAAAAGACTGGTATATGGCACAAATTATAGGTGACCAGATTGCCATTAAATCAGTTAATCCTTTTATTCCTGGTGAACATCCATTTATCAAATTTACTCCTAATCCAATAGAAGGCTACTTTTGGGGCTTAAGTGAACTTCACTTTCTCACGAACCTTTATTTGAAAATTAAGGCTCAGGTTGAAAAACTGGATCATATCGAAAATATGTTAACCAGACCACCACTTATCGTTTATGGACTTCAAGGACAAGTTGCAAGTAACGAAATGCAAGGAAAGCTTCAGACACCCGGTGAAGTTATAGAAATTTTTGATCCTACTGCTAAATTTGATTTTTATTTACCAAAATTAGAACCTGCACTTGTTTTTGAGATGATTAAATACTATGAGGAGTCCTTTAAGGAACAATCAGGAATAATCGGAGTTTTTACTGGAAAGCCGATGGCAAATGTTAGAAGTGCATCTTACGCAAGTATTTTAGCTCAGTTTGCTTCTACTGTTTTAAAGAAAAAGGCACTTAGGACAGAGGCTTTCTTAGAAGAAGTAATGACTACTTATGCTAATTGCATAGTAAATTCTCGGATTGAATATAAAGAACTTCTAAATATACCATTCCGGGTTGATGTATTTGCTCATACTTCTTCACCGATAACTGCACTTGCTTATCAAGAAATGGTAATGGCACTTGCCGAAAATAATATCATACCACCGGATGTTGTAATTGATATGTTACCACTACCAAAGAAGGAAAAGATAAAGAAGTTTATGGCTACAAAAGCTTTGCAGGAAATGCAAAAGGAGGTTTCACGTGAAACCCCGAAGGGCTCGGAGAACGAATAGAGGAGCAGTGAAAAGAAATAAGCGAGACTTTAGGAGATATTATCGAAGATTGCAAAGAGCAAAAACACTCCGGTAAGGAGTAGTTTGCTATTAAATTTAATCCACTTTTTAGTGGAAGAAAGGAGAAAAAGCAATGGCACGAAGAAAAGGTCGGAAAACTAAAAGAGCGAAAAAGTAATAACTAATCTAAAAAAAAGAAAGCGAGGTGAAAAACTATGGCACGAAGAGGACGCAAAGTTAAAAGGGTTCGCCGGATTCATCGTAAGTAACTAATAGCCTACCTTGCCGGAGTGTTTTGATTAACTTTTTTTAAAGGAGGTAAAAATGCCAAGTATTTTAGAACAATTAGGAATTGATACAAGCTTAACTCCGCCAGCAGGAGGAGCACCAGGTATTACACCGGAAGGGCAAACTGTGGGAGCAGCACCAGTAGCAGAAGCAAATGCATCTGCTAATTTAGGATCTTCAAAGGAAATTGCCGATACTATTGTAGCAGGGGCTGTAGCTGCTTTAGAGCAGGTTGTTGGAATTTATGGTTATACTACCGAAGAGGGGAAAAATATAACCAAAGCAATCGATAATTTAATGAAAGTAGTTCCTGAGTCTAAAATTAAAGAAGTGCAGGGGCAGTTGGGGGCTATGTTAAGTGGTGGAGGAATTCCTGCTATGCCACCTACGGGAGCACCAGCGGGAGCACCAGCAGGAGCACCGCCAGCAATGCCACCAGCAGCACCAGCAGGAGTTTAACAATTTATTTAAGGAGGTAAATTATTATGCCAAAGTCAAGACAATGTCCAAATATTAATCCTATTATAAATAGCTTAACGGTTTCAGTAACAAGTGTAAGTGCTAATTATACCCTAACTGATGATGATTTTTTGGTTTTAGTTAATGCATCAGGAGGGGCAAAAACTGTTACTCTTCCTACTGCAGTGGGAATTACGGGAAGGATATACGCAATAAAGAAAACAGATAATTCTGCTAATGCGGTAACGGTTGCTACAACTTCAAGCCAAACTATTGATGGTGCTACTACTTATTCGTTAGCATCGCAATATAAGCGAGTAGAGGTTATTAGTGACGGTAGTAACTGGCAGATTATAAATGCTAATTAGTAATTAATAAGACTAACTATGGCTATACCACTGCCTTATAGTTTTCAGAATTTAGATACATCACAGCTTTCTGATGCGAAGGATAGTGCACAAGATGTTATTGGTAAGGCTGTTCCCGGAAGCTATTTAGATGCTTGTTTTCAACAATTAGCTAAACTTGTAACTGTCTCTGATACTGCACCTATACCTGAATATGTGGGACAATTTTGGCGTGACACTTCTGTCAGTCCTCCTGTTTTAAAGCAATGGGATGGATTTACTTGGTCTACCTGTGGATATATAACAATTCCTACTGCACAAGATATTACTGGAGCGAAGACCTTTAAAGCTACGCTTACAATGAGCGGGGCTGATATTGTTATGGCTGGCACTGAAAAAGTTGACGGAGTTGATGTAAGTGCTCACGCAGGGGGAACGGCGAAAGATCAGCATACTGGTGGATTGGGAAATCATAGCCATCAATCGGATGGCGCAGAAGGTGGAAAATTTGGCAGTATAAATGGAATATTTACAAAGTATTATGATAGTGGCTGGGTTGCAGTAAGCAATGGCTCAAAATATTCAATGGCGCATAATCTTGGAGTTATACCTATTGCTTTCTGGATATGGTTTAGTCCTGATAACGGTTCAACTGTATTTCCTATTACGCAATATACTGATAACGATCCGGAAGGTGGAACTGTTGTAACTAATGTTACTACTGCTTCTTATGTTATTAGAACAGCAGAAGATTATTCCTACAGAGTTAGAAGAACACGATTAGATGATGGTTCTATAGGTGAGATAGCTTATACAAGTGGCTATGTTAGAGTTATTTTTATAGGCTAAAAAAAGGAGATAACAATGCCAGAAACAAGAAGAATAAGAAGAATAAGAGGATGGAGGGGATGGAGGAGATGGGAAGGAAGAGGGGAAGGAAAACCGACGGTTAGAGGAGATATACCAGAAAGAAGAGGAAGACCGT